GTAAACGAGCTGGCCGGTCTGAAGGATGACGGTACCGAGATCGTCGGCAACGTGGCCACCGTGCAGTACTACGATCCGAACAAGGGCAATGACGGCGCCGTCACCATCAGCGCCGGAGACAAGCTGACCTCCAGCTCCAAATACTCCGACCTGGTGAAGATCGTTCGCCCGATGTGCCGCAGCCTGAGCCGCCGCGGCCTGCCCTCTGTCGACCTCCTGGTCGGCCAGGATGTGGCGGACCTGCTCCTGGATCTGGATGACGTGCGGAAGCTGCTGGATAAGAACAGCGGCATCATCATCGGTGATCCGATCGTCGCGGAACTGTCCAAGTACGACGGCGTGACCCTGCTGGGCCAGCTCAATGTTTCCGGCTACCGCCTGAACCTGATCGTCGTGGACGAACAGTACGGCGTGGAGACCGTGAACATGGGCGTGAAGACCGTGACGTACTACAACTACTTCCCGGCCAAGAGCATCTGCGTGACCGCGCCCAACGCCGGCCACCTGATGTATGGCGGTATCAGCCGCATGAACGAGCAGGGCAAGATCGAGACCATCGCCGCGAAGCGGTTCCCGGATCTGTTCGTGAAACGCGAAAAGAAGATGCGGGAGATCACCCTGGAGTCCTGCCCGCTGGCCGCTCCGAAGAACTACGCTCCGTGGGTATACGGCGCGAACGCCTGCTGATGACAGCGGCATGAAAGGAGACAGCCTATGTTTATTAAAGCTTTCAACATCCTGCTCGCAAAAACGAAGGACGGCCGCTCCCCGATCTACCCCGGCAGCATTGTCGAGGTTGAGGATGAAGTCGGCCGGTATTTCGTCTCCGTGAAGGCGGCCCAGGAAATCACCTATCCCGCAGCCCAGGCGACCAATCCGGCGCCTGTGGCAGTCGTTCCGGGCGAGAACCCGTCCCAGATCGAGAAAGCCCCGGAAGGGCCCGCAGATGGCGAAGAACTGCATGGCGTCCAGCTGGACAAAATGTCCTTTAACGAGCTGAAGGCTCTGGCCAAGGATATGGGCATCGAAACCGGCAAGATCAAGTCGAAAGCCAGCATGATCGCGGCCATCAGTGAACGCGCCAAAGTCGGCATCCCCGCGGACGAAGAACCGGAAGAGGATCCTGAAGAGGATCCTGAAGAAGACGATCTCCCCGCGGACGAAGAACCGCCCGAGTTCGACGCGCAGGATGTGATTGACGAATGAGTTTCAAGGATATGGTCCAAGCGGATAACGAGAGGGTCTTCATGAACCTCAACGAGTACGCGGAGACACACGACATCCTTTATGATGGCGAAACTTACGAGGAAGTCTCCTGCGTGATCAGCCAGCTGAAGGAGAAGGACAGAGTCACCAAGATGCGCGATCATGGCCAAGGCATCTACCTGGTCACTTCCATCTTCCATTGTCCGAAGGACGCCCTTGAAGGGGTTGTGCCGGAGAAAGGAACGAGGATCGGGATCAGCGATGATGATTTCATCCGCTGGTTCTACGTGGCCCAGTCGAGCTGTGACCTGGACATGATCAGACTTGAGTTGGAGGCTATGGACGAATAATGCCCGAGATCAGAATTGACGAAATCGGCCCGAATAAGATTGACCGGGTCAACGCGATTCTAAGCGGTATTCGCGGAGGTTCAGGCGCTTTTGAAGCGATCGGAGCCGCCATGAAGAGAGCTTCGGATTCTGCGAAGACTCAGGCTGGCCGGTATGCAGCTGAGGTCTACAACATCAGCAAGGGAAAATTCATGGCAAACTGCCGGATAACCACCAACATGCAAGGCGGTGGTGGCGGCGTGACCAGCATCGAGCTGATCTTTGCCGGACGAGTGATCCGTCTGCTGGAGTTCGGAGCCAAAGGCAGCAAGTCCGGCGGCGTTTACGCTGCACCAAAGAATGGCGGCGGGAACATTCGTTCCGCGTTCATCACTGCCATTTATGGTCAGACCGGAGTCTGGGAACGTGTCGGACGTCACCGATTTCCTGTTGAGCAGAAATATGGCCCATCAACCGGTCACATGATGCAGGATGAAGGCGTAAGCGAACAGCTGACCAATCATATCCAGGAAGTCTTCGATTCTCGAATCGAGCATGAAATTACAAGAATTCTCAACGGATGGTAAGGAGATGACAGAATGGACAGGACATATCTGCTGGAAGCCATGAAGGTTCGCCAGGAGCATGACACCGCTGATCTGCTCATGCCTACCAAACCGCAAAAAGGCGTTGAATCTGTCGAAAGGGCCCCGGAGATCTTCACCTACAGGGTACCGGACCGGCAGTCTGAAACGACCAAGGCACCGTATGCGGTAAATATGGTTCTCAATTCCACCTTCCGGCAGCTCCCAGGCGAAGAGCCTGAGGGACTTTGCACAATCCGGACCGTGTTCTGCGTTTACAACGAAAGACACGACGAAGGCACAAAGATGCTGCTGAACATGATGGAACGGATCCGGATCTCATACCAGAAAGACCCGATCCTGGACGCTCGCTATGAGCTGGACATGGAGACAGGAATTCAGGATGTGGTCTATCCCGATGACACGGCGCCTTTCTATCTGGGTGAAATGATTACGGTGTGGAAGCTCCCACCCGTAAAGAGGGAGGAAAGAGCATGGCTGTAAAAGTCGAAAAGGCTGTAAAAGCCACGGAGCCCGAAAAGACTCCGGCGAAGAAGGAAGCTCCGAAAGACGAAGCTTCTTTTTTCATGTATCTCGGGCCGACGATCCTGGGTGTGATTCAGAGCGCCAGCATCTACACCGGCACCCGTAAGGGCGTTGAAAAGCTGCTGTCCGATGCGATCGAGAAATATCCCCGGATCAAGGCTCTGCTGGTCTCCGACAAGACCATTGCCGAAGACCGAATCAACGTTAACAAGCCCGGAACCCGGCTGTATGCGGAATATCATCGGCTGGTGAACGAGCTGAAGAAGTGAAGGAGGTAAACCTACAATGCCTAAGCATGGTGTATACGTCAATGAACTGGCGAGTGCCGTGAGCACCCCGGTTACCGTAGAAACCGGCATCCCCTTCGTCATCGGTCTGAGCCCCATTCATACCGCTGACAACCCCGCTGCTGCGGGACAGCCCGTCATCTGTTACAGCTTCAGCGAATTCGTTGATAAGCTGGGATATTCCGATGATTGGGCCACCTATCCGCTGTGCGAGTTTGCCTACAGCCAGTTCAAGCTGTACGGGATGGCGCCCGTCATCTTCTGCAACCTGCTGGATCCGGCAACCCACAAGAGCGCTGTGACCGCTGCTGACAAGACTGTCTCCGGCCACAAGGTCGAGCTGACCGTCAAGGCCATTGATGACGCCGGTCTGGTGGTCAAGGCCCAGGGCGGCAACGGCACCGCCTATGTGAAGGACACGGACTATGCCGTGTACTTCAACGAGGACGGCAAACTGGTCGTGGAGCTGCTGCCTGACAGCACCCATTACTCCGAGACCACGCTGAACATCGCCTACAACGAAGTGACCCCCGCTTCCATCAATGGAACGGCTGTCGCTGCCGGCATCGAGAATATCGAGCTGTGCATGACCAAACTGGGCATTGTCCCGGATCTGATCTGCGCTCCCGGATTCTCCCAGGCTTCCGCTGTAGCGGCCACCATGACCGCGAAGGCTGCTGCCATCAACGGCATGTTCCCGGCAATCGCGCTTGTTGACATCAACACCGCTGCTTCTGGTGGTGCGGATGAGTACAGCGAAGTCATCGCGCAGAAGAACACCGACAACATGACCGGCGCTCTGGAAATCCCCTGCTGGCCGTTGGCCAAGCTGGGTGACAAGGTGTTCCACATGAGCACCGTCCTGGCCGGTCGCATCGCGCAGACCGACGCCGAGTTCGGAGCTCCCTATGCCAGCCCCTCCAACCAGCCGATTCAGATCGACTCCCTGGTTGTCGCTGCGGGTACCGAGGTCAATCTGACCCTGGCTCAGGCGAACATCCTGAACAACGGCGGCGTCGTGACCGCGCTGAACTTCATGGGCGGCTTCCGTCTGTGGGGTAACTACACCGGCTGCTATCCGGCTTCCACGGATGTGAAGGACTACTTCATCCCGATCCGCCGGATGTTCAACTGGGTGACCTGCACGCTGATCCGCAGCTTCTGGGATCGCGTGGACAAGCCCATGACCCGGCGTCTGATCGACTCCATCGTGGACACCGCGAATATCTGGATGAACGGCCTGGCCGGTTCCGGATACATCCTCGGCGGTCGCGTGGAGTACCTGGCGGAGGAGAATCCCCAGACC